GGAGGCATCAGGAAAGACTGATTCGTTTTTCTACAAGCGTGCTGTCTATATCGTGCAAAATAGACGTGACCCTGGCCTAGGCATATGACGACCAAGAGAGAAAGCATTCTTGCTGCCATTAAAACGGCTTTGGCCAACACCACTGGCGTTGGGACAAGGATTTATCGCACTCGCGTAGACCCTGTCGCCAGAGCAGAGTCGCCTGCGATCATCATTCAACCTGTCCGCGACGTTGCAGCACAGAACACAAGCCTGCCGACGCTTGATTGGACGATGACTGTGCGAATTACAGTTATTGAAAGATCAGACGTGCCTGATCAAGCCGCTGACGACACTATTGAATCTCTGCATGCCAAGGTCATGTCTGATTTGACTCTTGGCGGGTATGCAATTGATGTTCAACCAGTCAGGACTGAATTTGAGTTTATTGAGGCTGATAAACCAGCAGCTCTGATCAGTTGTGAGTACGAGGTTAGGTATAGGACTGAGGTAGACGATCTGACTCAGTAATCCGCTGACGCTAACGTGAACCTAACCACCCTTTCCATTTACCATGACTAGTGAACGCACTGGAGAAGGCGGGACTTATCTGCTGGATCCAGAAACGGGCGAGCGCACTCTGATCAGGCGAGCGTCTTCATCAACTTCATCTCAGGAACAAACCGATGGCACTGCTAACACGCAAACGCCTGATTCTGATCGAGGAGGAGTCGACCTACGGGACTGACGCCAGTCCTGATGGGGCCGATGCAGTACTGGTTCGGGATTTGAACATTGTCCCTCTGCAGAGTGACATTGTTAGCCGTGACCTGATTCGTCCTTATCTGGGCGCCTCTGAACAGCTACTGGCCAACACTCGTGTCGAATGCACGTTTAGCGTTGAACTCGCCGGCTCTGGCACTGCTGGCACTGCACCTCGTTACGGCAAAGCCCTCAAGGCGTGCGGCTTCTCGGAAACTATCGTCGCCAGCACTAGCGTCACCTATGACCCGGTGAGCGCAAGCTTTGATTCAGTCACCATTCACTACAACATCGACGGTGTCCGCCACAAGGTCACTGGCGCCCGTGGAACTTTCTCGATTACTGCCAACGTTGGCGAAATTCCTACCATCGATTTCACGATGACTGGAATTTATGTGGCGCCTGATGACAGCGCTCAGCCAACTGTCACTTATGCCGATCAAGCTACGCCTTTGATTTTCAAGAAAGGCAACACCACTGGCTTGAATGTCATGGGTCTGACCACCGCCAAACTGTCTAACTACAGCTTGGATATTGGCAACGAGATTGTTTATCGGGAGCTTGTCGGAGGCACTGGCGAGGTCCTTTTGACTAACCGCAACGTCACTGGCAACCTCACCATTGAGGCGGTTGCACTGGCAACTAAGGACTATTTCGCCACTGCCTTGGCTGACAGCCTTGGAATCATCGAGTTCACGCATGGCACTGCTGCCGGCAACATCGTGAAGGTGGATTCGGCAAAGGCTGACATCGCCGACGTTTCTTATGGAGACCTCGACGGTATTGCAATGCTGGAGATTCCGTTTACTGCGGTGCCCAGCACCTCAGGGAATGACGAGATCGAACTCGTTTACACCTGATACAGTCCTCAAGCCGGGAATAAGAAGGGAGCCTTTCCGGGCTCCCTTTTTTTGTGTATGCTGAGCCGGCTTATGCACTTACCCAATGGCTTTTGTTCGTAAGAAGGTAAAAACCTTCAAGTGGCCCGTTGAAGTTCAAGAGCCCAGCGACAAGAAACCAGGCAAGTTTGAAAAGTCTGAATTTACGGCCATCTTCAAGCGAGTGAAGATGTCTGAGATCCAGGGAGTGTCTGAAGAGCAAGGCGTTTCTTTGCTCAAGAAAGTGCTTGTTGGCTGGGAGGGCATCAATGATGAAGATGGCGACCCGATTGAATTTTCGGAGTCTGAGCTTGATGATTTTGCTGATGATGTTGATTGGCTGAAAGCAGTTTTGTCTGCTTACACCGCCACTTACGGTGAGGCGCAAGTGGGAAACTAAAAGACGCTGCTGTCTACTGGGCTTCGGGCGGCAAACGTATTGAGGATCACACTCAAGACGATGCCGCCGCTTTTGGCTTAAAGCTTCCTGTTCCCAAAGAGGAGGAGTCGGGCGATTTTGAAGTTTGGGAGGAAAACTGGGACATCGTGATGATGTTCTTGCGCATGCAGACCCAGTGGACAGTCAGCATGGCTGGATATGTTGGAATGAAGTACGAGGTGCTCTTGGTTTCCGGAGGCCTTTTTGACCTTTATGATGTGGAGAACCGCCGTGAGGTGTTAGAGGGTCTCCGATTGATGGAATCCGCTGCACTGACCGAATTCAGCAAGAAGGCAAATGGCTAAGACTGTTGGCGACCTTCTTATCAAGCTGGGCGTTGACGGCATTGAGGGCGTAACCGCTCTAAAAGGGTCTCTGCGCACTCTTAGTAATGTTTCAACCGCAAGCGATAAGCAGCTTGAAAGATTAAGAAAAGAGATCATACAGGTAGCCAAAGCTAGCAATGTAAGTCAGCAGTCTATTCGTGGGCAGATTGATGCCTTTAAAGGATTAAAACAGCAGGCCACTATTGGCAGCAGTGTTTACAAAAGGCTGGGTAAAGATATCGACGCCATAACGCAGTCATTAGACAGGCTGAACCGCAAGGAAGAGGAGACTAAAAAACAAAGAACAGCAAAGCAAATATTTGGCACTGAAAGCGTTGCCGTTGTTCCTGAAAAATTCAATAGGCAGATTGCAGCCGGCAACGAATTACTGCAAAAGCTTGGTGTTACTTCTGCTCAATACGCCACGCAATTGGCGGCAGTTACAGCAAGGACGCAAGAGTTCAGCAGGGCTCAGCAACGCCAGCAGGTTATAGCCCAGAATCTTGTCGCTACAAACAGGGCTCAGACGACTGGTTTCCTTCAGTCAAGCAAGGTCAACATTGAAAACACCCATACAACTGCAGCTCTTAAGCAAAAAATTGCTGAGCTTGCTCAGGACCTTGACAACATTGATGTCGGGAGCAAAGAGTACATAACGACAAGCAATCGCCTGAAGGATGCTCAAGAGGAGCTGAACGTTGTACTAGGCATCAGTCGTAAAGCTTTTGATGAACTATCTCGCGCTCAAGAGCGTGCAGAGCGCAGGGCTGCAAAGCTTGCTGGTATTCAAGCGGCACAGGCTGGCGCCATCGGCACCAGGGATCCAGGCACAGGCGCAATGATTGCAGGAGGCTCGGCCAGAGCCTCTTTAGTACAACAACCTGTGCGAGAAATTAGTGGCCTATATCGCAGCATTGGCGATATCGGCATGTCTGGAATCAGCGCTGATATCGACCGGATGGGCAAGAGTTACCAAGAGGTAGCTCAAGATATACGAGAAGCCACATTGGCTTCAAATGGCAGTATTAACAGCCTTCAGGCGCAGCGTGCTTCTTGGGCTCAGTTGCGTGCTGGCCTAAGCCCCACCAGCAAGGCTTATCAGGATGTCGGACGTGAAATCGAAAAAGTTGATCGTCGACTTGAAAAGCTAAACAAGCGTCGTCGTCGTCCAACAATTGGAGGCGCTGCCTCTGCCCTTGGTGGAATTGCTGCTGGCGGTGTTTTTGGCGGTCCTGAAGGCGCGGTTGGCGGTGCTATTGGCGGCGCTTTTGGTGGAGTGGCTGGCGTTGCAGCAGGTGCGGCAATTGGCGCTCAGGTCAAGATGATGCGTGAAGCGCTTGGCGCAACTTCTGAGTATGCGGCTGAGTTGCAAAAGCTTGAGATTGCCCTTGAGGGTGTCGCGGGTGCGAGATATACAGACGCACTAAAAGTTGCCGCCAATGTAACTCGTGACTTCAATGTGCCTCTGGCTGTTTCCACTAGAGGTATCACTAGATTGTCGGCGGCGATTATCGGTGCTGGCGGCAATGTTGATGACGCAGAAGTTGTCTTCAGAAACATCACTTCTGCTATTAAAGCAACAGGCGGCGGAGCGCAAGATGTTGAGTCGGCGATAACAGCCATGGTGCAAACTTTCTCTAAGGGTAAAGTTAGCGCCGAGGAACTTTCTGGGCAGTTGGGTGAAAGATTGCCTGGCGCAGTTACTAAGTTTGCAGAGGCAAATAATATGACTTTGCCTGAGCTTCAGAAAGCATTTAAGGCGGGCACTGTCGGACTGGATCAGCTGATGAAATTTATTATCAGTCTGGGGCCTGAGTACGAGGCAACTGCCAGAAGAATTGCAGATAGTAGTGCTGATGCTGGAGCAAAGGCGACGGTAGCCTTTGAGCAAGTACGCCGAGAGATTGGAGAAGCGTTACAGCCAATTGGAGCCGAACTGCAGGAAGCATTTGCCGAATTCGCCTTGGAGGTGCTGCCGGCCGTCAAGACGGCTGCAGTTGCTGCAGCAGCCGGCATGAAAGTGTTGATGGACGCTACTGCGGCCTTGGTTGCCAATTTCAAAGAGATTTTGATGATTGCTGGGGCTGCAGGGATCGCGCTAGTCATCACAAATCTCAGCGCGATCATGCTTGGGCTGGCTGCGGCCCTTGGCAAGGCGACTGTGGCAATGAAGGGCTTTACGGCTGCGTCGTTGCTTAACCCTTGGGTCGCCTTGGCCGCAGGAATTACAGCCGCGACAGTCGCAATTATCAAGCATACACAGAGACATAAAGAGTTTAATAAGGCAGTTATGGAGGGTAGTGTTACCAACAAGGAGGCCAATGATAGGCTGCGTGAACTAAATCAAGAGATTAAAGAACTTGAGGAACTAAAAGAGAAAACTGGCAATAATCAAATGTTAATAGCACTTACTAGTCAAATTAACCAAACCAAGAAGGCCGCTGAAGAGTTAAAGCTTGCGATGAAGCTCGCGACTCCTTACACCGTCTCTGGCATTAGCTATGACCCCGCCACTGGTGCAGCAATAAATGCACCAATGTCATATACACCCACTGACTTCGACGACCCCACGCCGGAAGACGGCGGCACAGGCGGAGGCAGAGAGCTGATGTCAGAGGTTGAGCTTCAGCTGCGTCGTCAGATGCGTGAAGCGATTGAGGCAGAAAACCTTGTAAGACAGTCTTTAGTGCAGCTTGAGTTAGATCTTTTAGCGGCAGCCAGGGAAGTAGAAGATGTTAATAGAAGAACTAATTTGCAAGAGCAAGCGCAAGCTGATCATCAACAACGGATGAACGATATTGCTAAGGATGGCCTCAAGATTTTTGAAAACCAAGAGGAGATGAGGGAGCGAGCTTTAGATCATGTGCGCGAAGCAACCATTGCGGCTTCTGGCTTAAGCGAAGCGGAAATGTCTCGTCTTAGAATTGCAGAAGAGCTTGCTGATTTCCAAGAGGATTACAAAGACTTCTTCTCAGACGAGAAGATGCTTGAATTGCTAAAGGCGCTAGAAGATGCTCTCAACAAACTAGCAAATAAGGCGGACGATACAGGCGAAAGTTTCGACTCATTGTTCAGAGACAAGCTCGACGACATGATCAATGTTGCGCCCAAGCTTGCAAATGTTGCTGCTAATGCAATTGGCCAAATTAGCAGCGGCCTCGTTGAAATGATTGCAACTGGAGAGACAAACTTTAAGAAAATGGCAGCATCAATTTTAAAAGAAATGGCCAAAATCTTGATGCAAGCCGCGATCGCTAAAACAATCAAAATGTTCCTTAGTGCGGACGGCAATGTTGTTCAAGGCGGTCGCATCAAGCCATACGCCAAAGGTGGCGTTGTCGCTGAACCGACGATGTTCCCAATGGCAGGTGGTGATGTTGGCCTAATGGGTGAGGCTGGGCCTGAGGCGATCATGCCTTTGAAGCGTGCCAGTAACGGCAAGCTTGGGGTTGAAGTTGCAGGTCGCAGCAATGCTATTGATGCGATGAATCGTTATTCAATGCGTAATAACGCTGGCGGCACAAGCGGTTTTGCTTCTTCTGGTGATGAGGCCGCAGCAGGTTCTCAGCCTGCATCTCAGCCTATCGATGTCCGTTATACCGTCGAACGCATCAACAGCGTCGACTATGTGACCGCTGATCAGTTCCAAGCTGGCATGAGGCAAGCTGCTGATCAGGGTGCTAAACAGGGTGAGCAGAAAACATTGAAGCGGTTGCAAATGAGCAGCGGCACCCGTAAGAGGCTAGGAATGTGACGACATTTGCTTTTGGCCACGTTTTAAGGATTACGGCTAACAACACAGTTAGCTTTCGGTTTCAGAACTTTTTCATCGGCAAAGAGCTGACTCATGGCGTGAACGGCGACAAATACCAGTTTGTGCCGTTTGGTTTCTCTGGCGTCACCGTCAACCGCACGGGCGATGGTCTTGAGGCATCACTGGTTTTTCCAAATAACACCTTGACTCGTTCTTGGGGTGTTAAGTCGGTTGAAGAAGCCTATTTGATGGAAGTTGAGGTCTTGATTATTGAAGACTCTGATCCAACTTCTGGCCTGACGGCAACGCATACCACTGCTCACACTTACACCGGCGTTGTCACTGGTGGTCAGTGGGATAACGTGTCACTGAACCTTGAGTTGGGCTCAATCTTAGATGCTGTTGGAACGGACGTACCAAGGCGATCTCTGACGCAAAAAATCGTTGGCAACTTGCCGATCAGCAATGGCGTCCGACTGCAGTGATTTAATCGGAATGCCGTATCGGCTCGGTGCTGACGGCAGTGACGGTTATATCGACTGCATCCACCTGTGTTATCAGGCATTGGAGCGGATGGGTATTGAACCGCCACCGTTTAAACATTCTTGGTACGAAGCCAGCAAGTGGGAGATCTGCCGAGACCTTATGCGCTGGGGTTCCCGTGTAGATCGACCTCAGTATGATGGAGATATTCTGCTGCTACCGCAGCAATCCTGGGCATTCGCAGTCACATGGCAGACGGGAATCTTGCACGTCAATCGAATGTCGGAAAGGATTCAGTGGTCTTCGGTCCGACTGTTTACGACGTACCACTGCTTCCGTTCGAGAAAGAGTTAATCAAGACGATTGGTTTAACCGAAGACGAATATCGCAAATTTGCTGGAGAGGTCAGGCGTCGTGGTGGAGTAAGGCCAGCTGAGTATGCGCATATTCCAGATGTTCAAGCAATTGGAACTGAAACTCTGATCATGATTGCCGTCAGCCTTGTGCTGACTGGCGTTTCCTACCTGCTGACGCCTAAGCCCAAGATGCCTGAGGCATCAAAGCGGACTCAGCTGGACCTTGGCAGTATCAACGCTGCAAATCGTTTTACGCCTAGCCGTGGCTTTGACACGCTGAACGAGCTTGCAGATTACGGCTCACCAATTCCGATTATCTTTGGTCTTTACGACAAAGGTAAAGACATAGGCGGCATGTTGGTCACACCAAAACTGGTGTGGTCGCGGATGTTTAGCCATGGAACGCAGCAATCAGCCAAGCTGCTGTTTGCTGTTGGCGAGCAAGGTCATGCAGATGGGATTGCGCCTGATGGAATCTTAAGGCCTGACCTTGAAGGTATTTACTTAGGCAACAACGCCCTAGACGCTTTATACGAAGACTTTTTTGCTTTTTACTGGAAGCGCAATTCTCCTATTTCGCAATTGGTGCCTACAGCATCAGGATTCAATCGGATTCAACTGCAAAATCTTCAGTATGGAACAGCTGGGGAACCCAGCAGTGGAGACCCTGGAACGTATAACGGCCCTAACGATGATGTTTTCTTGTGCCCAGACAACCAGTCAAATAGGTCCACTAGCTTTTGCCACGCATTCTCGCCTGTCAACAATACGCAGTTTGGAGTTTTCGGGCCGATTGCAAATGGCAACGGTTATCGGGTGAATTACGAGGTTGTGTCCATTCCTGACGGAACCGATAACAAGCAAGCCTTTGTTTTAACTCTTCGTCGAATCAAAATTGTTGGGGCGCTAGGCGAAGACGTTACAGGCAGAAGCATTGACAAAGATAAGATGAAAGAAGTCCGCAAGCAGGACATGGAGGGTGAAGGTCGTCAATACAGCCCTCGCATGGGTTTGACCAGCCTCAAAAAAGTAACTGGATCAACGGAAAGCGTACAAAGCGCCACCGGCCTTTCTGAAACGCAAAGAGTCCAAGAGGGAGACATTGTTGAATTTACGATTGTTCCAACCAAGATTGATGAGGACAAATATCAGCGCAGCAATAATAGGGGCGGAGAAAATGTAGACGACATTAACTCTACTGTTGCTTCAGAGCAAATTGCAGCGGATGAAGCGATGCAGATTGGTGAGCAATTTGCGATTGCCAACACGAAATGGGTTGTGGTTGGACGCACATTGGAGAGATTCGATCCTGAAATAGATGAAACTCAAAAAATTCGCTTGAAGTGCATTGACAACAACGAGTCGCGGCAGCAGGTAATCGGTCTTGTCAGCGAGCAAAACGTAGTCAACCCTGCCAAGGGTTTTATATCTGATGAAGGCGGAATTGGCGCTGGATTTTTTCCAATCACAAGAGTTGCAACTGGCATCGTAAGGAACAATAAACCAGCTGTTGTTACTGAAGTCGGTATCCGCAGCAAGGTTTTTCAACGTCTAAACAATCTTTGCGCTTTTAACACTGTTCCCACACCCGGCGAACTAGATGATTTTGATGATGAAGAAGTAACTGTGCGCTCTGGAACGTACACAGGAACGATCATGAGATCGTCTGTGTTTCAAGTGTTTGTGCGAGAGGCTGGACTAGATAGTAACAACAATCCTTTTAGGTTCCAGCGTATAGACCTGTATTTTGTTGTTAGAGGCAGCAGGCCCGTTGATCAATATAACTTTATCCGCTTCACCCACCCCGGCGGCCAACCTAAAGAACTGGAGTATAAATTTGTAGGTATTCCAGGCTCTGAGCTGCGTGCCATTTCTGATGAACAAATCATGATTCATCTTTTCGCATCAGTGCCTGACACGAAGCAAGAAATTGTTCAAGAAAACATCGACGTTCCTGGGCTTGGATCGTTTGAGGTAGAAGCGGCTGGGTACAGAGTTAAAAAACGAGACGTCAGGTTAAACAAAGAGTTTCTTCGCAAGCCAAGTACGTCTTTGACTAATGGGTTATCGACGATTCCAAGTGCGGTAAAGCGCGAAGACGTTTTACCTCAAGAGCAATCTGGAACGTTCCGTCGTGCAATTTCGATGGAGTTTGTGGAAAATTTAGGCAATCTTGATCCACCAGGAAGAGCAGGCGCATTCTTCTCTGCAATTTTTGGCGATGCTGATAATTTTGCAGTTGGATCGGAGCATTCAAAAGAGCAGTGGGAAGTTATAGGCGATAAATGGATAAGGGTGAACTGGAGGGTTCGAGTGCGTGCTTTGCCTGCTGGGCATTATGCGTTAACGAATGGAGCGCAAAACACTTACGACTCGATTGGTGCAGACATTGTTGGAAGTTCGCCTGGATTCTCTATTGGGGAAAGAGTTTCTTTTAAGCGTGGATTAGGATCAACCCTAGCTCAGGGGTCAACAAGCGCTTATCCGGATAACAATAAATTTAAGAACAATCATCCCAGCGGTTCAAGCATTACGTTTTCAGGCTACACCTATCGCATTTCTAATATCAACACTACCAGCGCTCCTGAAGGTCGCTCAGGCGCCTATTACTATGAGCTTTTTGGCGATGCCAGCAATCTTGCGATTGGCGACATTAGAACAACTACTCGCTCCATGACGAGTGGTTCTAAGCAGTTAAAAATTGAAATAACGGGAGTGGTCACAAGTTTGCCTAGCGGTCATTTTACTGGCCTGAAACAAAGGTGGGAACAGTTAGAGCTTGTTGTTGTTGATGATGGTTTTACTAACTCAAACTGGGATAAGGGAGATGTTGTAGATGACACCGTAGGTCTCGGGGCTGGCAACAATCCTTTTTACTGGACTTACGACAGGGTTGGCTTTAAATACAAAATCAATGACCTACGAGAAGCTCCGCAAGTAGTCAACTTGTCAGGCGAGACTGAATTTGAAAGCCAAAGTCAATATGCGGACATCAGTTTTTATAGAGGCTTGGTTCAAAAGTCGAACGAATCAGAGCCTGAGCACAACATCGTTTATGTAAACGAAATCCTGCCTAACAACGGTACGCCTGAGTATGGCGGACTAACGCTTGCTGGTTTGTCGTTGAAAGCTAGCCGTAACTTCACAAGCTTGGATCAAATGCGTTGCTGGCTCGGCAGCGGATTAAACGTATACCGCTTGCATCCTGACTACGCTTCTGTTCAAAATAATCCTTACGAAGACAGCTCAAGTCTTACGTTCCAGCAGCGCTCTGGTCCTAGCAACCTATTCACAGACCTTGTTTTTTACCTGCTGACGAATCAGACAGGTGGAGCGGGCACTCTTACGGGAATGAGTGCAACCAATCCATTCTTGCTGAACCAGTCTGACTTTGAGGAGACTTCTCGCTTCCTCCATAAGCAGGAGCTGTTCTTCAACGGTGTGATTGCGGAACGGACTAATTTGCGTCAATACATCACGGACACTGCGCCATATTTCTTGTGCAACTTTGTGATTATGGATGGCAAGTTTTCTTTATTGCCTGCCATCCCACATAACCCGTTGAGTGGTGCAATCAATCTTGGGCCGGTGGTAATTGATCAGTTGTTTACAGCAGGCAACATCCTTGAGGACACTTACAAGGTTGAGTATTTAAGGAGTGAAGAGCGTAAGAGCTTTAAAGCAGTCATGCGTTACAGGTTTGAATCAAGAAATAAGCTGCCAGAGGAGCGAGTCATGGAGGTCACGCTAAACAGCCAGACAAACACTGGGATCCCCGAAGAACAGTTTGACCTGACTCAGTTCTGCACGTCCAGAGATCATGCAGTCAAAGTTGCGCAGTATTTCTTGGGCATCCGCAAGCTTGTAACTCACACCATTAGCTTCTCGACCACTGTCGAAGGTTTGAATCTACGAGCTGGTTCGTACATCAAAGTAATCACTGAAGCTTCTCCGTACAGCAGCGCAAACAACGGCACGGTTAGTACCACTGGAGCGGTAACGAGCGCCAGTGATCTTGCTGATGGAACGTATGACGTGACCTATTTCAAGACAGGTTCAGATGATGTTGCTGATGGGCAAATGCAAGTCAGTGGAGGACGAGTTGCAGATTCAACGTTCTACGATTCGGTGTTTACCATTCGAGACGCAACAGTGTCTCAGAACATCTATGTGGTTGAGCAGCTAACGTTCTCGCAGGAGGGCACGGTCGATATTGTGGCTTCTGAGCATCCTTGCGATAGCAATGAAGTCAGCGAGCTTGCCAAGCTTGTAGCAAACCCTAATTCCGTCAACGTTCAGGACACCTAATGGCTTTCGCACCGTTCCCTGATCTAATTCCGACCTCTCGCTCGTTTGAAGCTGGGGATTATCCGGTCAAGACGTTTAAGGCGCAAAACGGTGCTGAGCACCGAATTTTGTATGGCAGCACCCGCACCAACATGAAGCTGTCGCTGACCTTTGCCAATATCACCGATGCTGACGCTGAGTTGATTTTGGATCACTACGACTCGATTCAAGGAACGTTTGGAACGTTGTCTGTAAATCCAAGCAGCGGCAAAGGCGGCTGGAAAGGTGATGAAGATGCGATCGGCGCGGGAGCCCATGGCAACGTCTACCGATATGAGAATGCTCCTCAGATGACTCAGGTGCGTCCCGGTATCAGCACTGTTACAGTGAATTTGATTGCTGTGATCTGATGGCAAAGGTCTACACCGGCAGAGACGGCGTACTGCAGCTCGGTGGAACGACCCTTGCCAAGGTCGTCAATTTTCAGGTGTCATCAAACCTTGAAACGCTTGAGACGACAACGCTGAACGAACATATCCGCAGCTATTCACCTGGTGTGGTCGGCTATAGCGGCAGTGCAACCTTGTTGTATTACAAGGATGGCAGTGGCAATATCAACACCACAAATGTTCTCAACAAGCTCTATAAAACAGGAACGAGCGGTGTAAGCAGTAGTGACACTGTTGAGTTGACATTCCGTTGGGTTGATGGAACGGATAACAACGACATCAAACTGACCGCGTATATCACCAGTGCATCTATTGGAGCGGCAACAGGTGAAATTGTTAGAGCTGAGATTTCGTTCCAAGGCACTGGAGCCCTGTCTACGGTGACAATCTCATGACGGTTTATTTGGGAACTTTTGGAGAAGTTGAGCTAAAACGTCAGTTTGATGGAGGTGAGTTGACCTCTACAGTTGATCCTGCAGATGTAAACGTCACTGCAAAACGCTTTAGCTTTGACTTTGAGCACGGTCAGCTTCTCACTGGGGATCAAATTGAAATTACAAGCACGAATAATGCAGCCCTAAGCTTCGTAAGTGGGCATACAAGTACAAGCATTAAGAAGTTTATTCATGTCGACGAGCTAGATGGCGTAAGGCTTTTCAATACTTTTGCTCATGCAATGAGTGGCGACTCGGCAAATGCTGTGGTCCTAGCCTCACCAGCAAGTGCGATCCCAATCAAGGTTGCTGTTGAGAATGCTGCGTACCGCGTGCTTGGGAGAGTTCAAAGCTATGAGCTAAACACGACTCGCGAAACAGTAGACACCACAACGCTTTCTGATGAGTTCCGTAGTCAGATAAGCACAGTTATGTCCGGTTCGGGCAGGCTGTCTTGTGAGTGGGAGTACACAGGGGATACGGTCAAAGAACTGCCGCATTACCTGCTAGAGCTGGCATTGCGAACAAAAGTCGGCAGCTCTTTTGCGGCAAAGTTTTATTTGAAGACTTTTGCGTACAATCCAGCCAGTCACGCTGGTGCAGACGATGACCAGCTTTGGTATGAAGTGACAGGTGTCTTGACCGCCTGCGCGGTTCAGTTCAATCCAAATTCATTGGTGCAGATCACCGCAGATTTTATAACTACAGGCCCAATTCAAATAAAAGCTTTGATAGATACCGGAGATGCTCTCTTGCAAGAGGACTCTGGTGACATACGCTTGGATCAAGACAGTGCAGCTAAACTGCTGTTACAGCAGGACGTTTAACCCGGAGCTAGTCGCCCATGGCTGACCTCAAAATTAGCGAGCTTAATGCGCTTGCTGGCTCCGCTTTGGCGACTGCCGATTTGGTTGCTGTTGTTGATAGCAGCGCCAGTGAGACCAAGAAGCTCACGATTGGCGACTTGGTGGCCAACGGCGTCACTCTGATCAGCGACGATACGATCCCTGGCGCGAAGATTCTTTTTGGTGCAGGTGATATTGCAACAGCAGCTGTTGCTGATTCAGCGATTACATCTGCCAAGATCGCCAACGACGGTGTAACGGCAGCCAAACTCGCGGACGAATCAACGGTTGATTTGGTCACGACGCTGCCTGCTTCTGGTGGCTTTGTTGGTCAGCTTGCTGTTGATACGGACGACAACTCTCTGTACTGCTGGGACGGATCGTCTTGGTTGAGCCTGAAAGCTGGTGGTTCAGTCAACAGTGTTGTTGGCAGCACTGTTGGCATCGTTGACATCACAGTTACCACGACCAGTGGTACGGCAACGGTTGCGGCCGTTATTAACGACACGTCTGCGGCCAATCAGTTTATGGCTGGTCCTACCAGCGCTGGTGGTGCGGTTGCGTTTAGGACGATTGATGGCAGTGATCTTCCGGTTGCAACAAGTAGCGCCAAAGGTGGCGTGATTGTCAACGGTGAAGGACTCCGCATGGACTCCAACACCATTGAGGTTGATAACGACGTTACGGCTAGCTCAACGCACCATGTCGTCACTTATGACGCAAAGGGTTTAATCACTGGTGGCCGTGTTCTGACGGCTAGTGATTTACCTGCTGCAACATCTTCTGCAAAAGGTGCCGTTATCCCTGGAACGGGATTGTCGGTTGACGCTAGCGGCAACTTAAATCACAGCAACACTGCGACGACTGGCACCTTTACGAAGGTGACGATTGACGGTCAAGGGCACGTCACGACTGGTGACACCTTGGCTGCCACTGACATTCCCGACCTTCCGGCATCGAAGATTACGAGCGGAACGATTGGCAGCGCGTTGATTGGTTCGGACGCTATTACAGCAGCCAAATTGGCTGATGCGTCTACGACCAAGTTTGGTGGTGCTGGTGCAACCGATAACGTCGTCACCTTCCCTGATGGTGACTTCAAAGGCCAGTTCTTCTTCGACGAGCTGAACGAAGACCTTTACATCTATACGGGTACGTCATACCTGCCAATCACAATTATCAGCGGCAACCTTGTGCTTGCTGGAACGTATGACGCCAGCACCAACTTGCTGGACAGCGTAACCAGTGAAGGTAGTGCAGCTGGTTTTACAAGTGGTCAAGCGCTGCCTGCTCCTGCCACTACGAACCAAAACTATTACGTCGTTGTTTCTGCCTCTGGAACGGGCTCTGGTGCGGCACCTGCAGTTGCACTGGCACCACCGGACATGTTGTTGTCCACAGGTGCAGGTGCTGACTTCGTTCTGATTGACGTTTCGAACGCAATTGCTGGTCAGACTGCATCAAACATCAGCTTTACCGCTTCAGGAAACGTCTCGGCTACTGACGTTCAGGCTGCAATTCAAGAGCTTGATTCTGAAAAAATTGGCGCTGCTAGTCCGACATTTACTGGAACGGTGCTGCTGGGCCAGAACGCTGTTTTGGCGTTTGAGGGTTCTGCAAATGATGACTATGAAACGACGATCACGGTCACAAACCCGACTGCTGACCGGACAATCACAATTCCGGATGTCTCAGGCACCGTTGTAACGACTGGCGATACAGGGACTGTTACTAGCGCGATGATTCTGGATGGCACGATTGCCAACGCAGACATCAGTGCAACTGCTGAGATTGCAGTCAACAAGCTTGCGAACGGCACTGCTCGTCAACTGCTGCAAACCGATGCTGGCGGCACTGGCGTTGAGTTCACCAGCAATGTCGATGTTCCTGGAACGCTGGACGTTACGGGTGTTGCGACGTTTGATTCGACTTCAACGTTTACCGGCAATGCCACATTCAACGGTGACATTGTTTTTGAGGGCTCTACAGCTGATGATTTTGAAACCACATTGACCGTTACCGATCCCACAGCTGATCGGACAATTACGCTGCCTGATGCAACGACGACTGTGGCTGGCCTTGCAGTTGCTCAGAGCTTCACGAAAGCGCAGCGTGGAACGCCTGTTGTTTTGCAGGATCAAGCCACTGTGGCAGTAGATCTCAGCCTTGGAAACAACTTTACGTTGACGCTTGCTGGCAACCGGACGTTAGGCGCTCCAACAAACGTAACTGCTGGTCAATCTGGTGTGATCGTGGTCACGCAGGATGGTACAGGAAGTCGTACGCTTGCATATAACTCGGTGTACAAGTTTGCTGGTGGAACGGCACCAACTTTGACCACAACGGCTAGTGCAGTTGATGTTCTTGCCTACTATGTGGAGAGTGCGACCCGTATTACGGTCACTCCGCTGCTGAACGTGTCATGAGTATTCCTGGAAGTGCAACACCTCTGCTGCTGGCTACAACGGCAGCGGCAGCACCTGCTGCTTATCAGGTAGATCGCAGCTTGCGGTTTAACAGTGCTGATAGTGCATATCTAAATAGAACGCCGTCGTCTGCAGGCAGTGGTACGACTTGGACTCTTAGCGGTTGGGTAAAGCGAGCAGGTTTTTTTGGAACATATACACCAATTTTGATGTCAGCAGACACGTCTCAAACGACTGAAGTTGCATTTGACACAAGTAATCGACTGCAATTTGTAGACGGACCTACAAAATATCGAGTAACGGATGCTGTTTTTAGAGATCCAAGTGCTTGGTATCATATTGTCGTTACATGGGACACAACTAACTCGACTGTCGCCAACCGATGCAGGATTTATGTAAATGGTACAGAGCAGTCATATTCAACAGAAGCGACTATTTCTGAAAACGCGACCACTGATATAAATACAACGGATATTCACTACATTGGCAGGCAGTCGAATACTTACACCAATTGTTACCAGGCTGAAATTCACTTCATCGACGGTCAAGCACTTGCTGCATCTGACTTCGGTGAATACGACAGCAACAATGTCTGGCAGCCGAAAGAATTTTCCGGATCGTACGGCTCTGGCACAGACTATCTTGCCGACTTAGTAATGAATGGAACGTTATATTCTGGCACTTCGTTATCAAATGCTTTTGATGGAGACACATCAACGCCTGCTCAATTAACTAACACTTCGCAGAACCAAACGCTCACCTTTACTCCAACTGGCGGTATTGCGTACAGCAGCAGTGTTGAGGTTTTTTTATATCCAACTGGCAATGTTGCAGTCACTAGATACTCAGTCAACGGCGGCAGTGATCAAAGTTTTGCTGCAGGCGACGGCTACAAGACACTTTTGTCTGGCAGTGGCACGTTTACAAGTTTTGTCCTTAAACAAGGAGCGCAAGGAAACTCTGTAGGTTTTTCAGCAATCAGAATTGACGGGACTACGATTCTTGTTCAAGGTACAGGCTTCAATTCGTTCTACCTACCCTTCAACGATAACAGCAGCAACGCTACACTGGGTTACGACCAAAAGGAAACGGTCACATTGAATCCTGATGGCGGCATGGATGTCGTCACCTACACGGGTAGCGGCAGCACGCAGACAATTAGCGGCTTAGGATTCCAGCCTGATCTTGTGTGGATTAAGCAGCGCAACGCTACAAGATACCATGTTTTGTTTGACACTGTTCGCGGTGCAAATAAGCGCCTTATTTCTAACGTTAGCCACCCAGAAACAACTCAAACTGACCATCTGTCTGCTTTTACCTCAGACGGATTTACCGTTCAAACAAGTGCGAATACAAACATCAGTTCAGGCTCTTACGTTGCTTGGTGTTGGAAAGCAGGTGGAGCGGCATCAGCTAACTCTGATGGATCTATAAGTTCACAAACATCAGTTTCAACTGATTACGGGTTCTCAATTGTTACTTATACGGGAACTGGCAACGCCGAAACAGTCGGCCATGGTTTGAGTGCTGCACCAAGCCTAATTATTGCTAAGTGTCGTACAGAAAGTTCAATGAGTTGGGCCATCTATTCGCCAGAAATTGGCGCAGGCAAAAAATTATATTTGAACGAAAATATTGCATCAACAAATACAGGAAACTGGAACAGCACAGCGCCAACTTCAAGCGTGTTTAGCGTAGGTGGCGATACAGAAAGTAACCGCAACGGTCAAGATCAAGTCGCTTATTGCTGGAGCGAAGTCAGCGGATTCAGCAAGTTTGGCAGCTATAGCGGTTCAGGATCAAGTGGCAAAGCTGTCACGACCGGATTCAAGCCTCGTTATGTACTGCTCAAGAGGACAGATTCAACCGGAAATTGGTTTATTTTTGACTCGGCAAGAGGGACTGGCAAAACTGTTTGGGCTGATTTAAGTGATGCTGAAGACAGCAACTACAGCATTACAATGACTGCCAATGGTTTTACCGTTAATGGCACTGCTTCTGGCATGAATGCTTCAGGTGGAACGTACATCTACGCAGCATTTGCGGATCGACCTGGCAATAACTTCGACGTAAATAACCTTGTTGCTACTGCTGGTGCTGATGGTACGGAAGGTTTCGATGCTGTTACTTACAGTGGCAATGGTGGAACGCAAAAGATTGGTGGGCCTGTTTATAGCGACGGCGTTAGCGCGTATGTCAATTCTCTTGGTAGCGAACCCGCAACTAACTTGTTTGATGGAAATACATCTACAAGTTTTTACAGCAGCAGTACAAGTGGCTCCGGAATTAAATTTGTACCCCCAATTGCAATTACAGGCTCTATTGAGCTGTATTTAAGGAATGGCGACACAGATAACAGCACATTCTCTTATTCTCTCGATGGAGGGTCAACCTTTACTAACCTCACAACGGCTGGGGGTAGCGGTAGTTATGTAAGTATTGGCAGCCAAACCATCAGCACTACGAACGGAATTATTGTCAAACATGTGACAACTGCTGGCACAAATGCTGTCAACTGGAGGGCCATCAAGGTTGATGGAACGGTGTTGCTAGACGGCACCGGCCCAGGTCTCAAGTTCCAGCCGGATTTTTTATGGATTAAACGCAGAAACGGCAACAACGCACATGCTTTATTTGATTCTATCCGTGGTGTCACAAAAGCCCTAGAGAGTTCAAATACCGGTGCTGAAAAGACCAATGATCCTGCCATTGCGTCTTTTGATTCAAACGGTTTTACTGTTAACGGCACATATAATCAAACAAACGCTTCAGGCGGAACGTTTGTCGCTTGGGCATGGAACGCTGGGGCAAACAGCAACAAGACTTACACCGTCAAAGTTGTTAGTGACAGCGGCAACAAGTACCGCTTTGATGACTTTGGCACCAGCGCTGTAACGCTCGACCTGCAGGAAGGCAGCACCTACGTCTTTGACCAATCAGATAGCAGCAATGCAGGTCACCCGATTCGGTTTGGAACGTCTGCTAACGGGACTGACTACACCACAGGCGTAACGCACACTGGAACGCCTGGCAGCGCAGGGGCCAAGACAACACTTGTTCTTGGAACTGGCGTATCAACGCTGTATTACAGCTGTGCAAACCACACAGGAATGGGCGGTCAGATCAATACGAACAGCACTGCTGGAGCGTCAAACTTCGACGGCAGCATTCAGTCAGTTGTTAAAGCAAACAACACTTATGGTTTTTCAGTTGTTACTTATGCAGGAAATTCCGTTAATAATTCAACTATTGGACATGGCTTAAGTGCGGTTCCAAAGCTGATTATTACCAAAAACCGCAGTTCCGCATATAACTGGATTACATATAACGAGACACTGGCCGCGACAAAAGTTCTTGGGCTTGATGTTAGTAATGGAGCCTTTACCCCTAGCGGCGGATACTACTCAAACGTTGGAAGCAGCACTTACCAAGTTGTTCAAGGGAGTGCAAACCTTACAAACCTGAACAACTCTGGTAACAACTATGTCGCCTACTGCTGGTCAGAAGTTTCTGGATTTAGCAAAATTAGCAGCTACACCGGAACTGGATCTTCTGGTCATTCAATTGCAACGGGCTTTGCTGCTGCTTTTGTCATGATTAAAAGGACTGACTCTGCAGGCCATTGGGCTATGTATGACACGGCTCGTGGAGATAATTACTGGATTGAGGCTAACAACGCTGATGCTGAACAAAGTCATTCCACGATGAATCTCAGCTTTACAAGCACTGGATTTACAATCAATGGAACAGACGGAAACATAAATGCTTCAGGTGGAACTTACATCTACATGGCGTTTGCTGGAACGCCTGATGGATCAGTTATTGACAGCCTGATCGACACGCCGACGAACTACGAAGCATCGTCCGGCAATAACGGCGGCAACTATGCGACGTGGAACCCACTGTCTAGCTCTGGTGTCACACTGTCTAACGGAAACCTAGACGCAACTAATTCTAACTCTGCAACAAAAATTGCCTCTTCAACTATCGTTCCAACTGCAAAATGCTATTGGGAAGTCACTGTAGAAACACCAAGGACTGGTGCAATTGGCGGTATCCATGGCGTTAATGCGCAAGGTGGCCGTCCTGATCAATCTGGTGGAGCGGGTATTTATCTGGCTGGCTCTGGCAGTGGTGGTGGCACATATGTCAATGGAACCCAAACAGCAGCAGATTTCAGTGCAAGTGCTGGCGACATTATTGGGTTTGCTTTTGATCCATCAACGCGTGGCTTGATCATTACGCGAAACGGATCATCTGTTGGAACGTTGACGGCACCTGACACGGGTAATCTTCAACCCGTTAGCGCGTTGAACCAGAACGTAGCCATCAACGTTAACTTCGGCCAACGCCCATTTGCGTACACGCCACCAACAGGCTACAAGTCACTCTGCACGCAGAATCTGCCGGACCCAACGATTGCCGATGGTTCGGATTACTTTGACGCCAAGCTCTATACGGGCAATGGCACAACCGCCAGCAGCACCCAAGCGATAACTGGCTTCTCTTTCAGCCCTGATTTTTTGTGGGCCAAAGTTCGTACTGCTGTATCTGGACATTCTATTTACGACACAGTTCGCGCAATTACACAACGTTTATCTTCATCGCAAACAACTATTTTCAACAATGAAGATATTTTTGAGTCTTTTGATTCAAACGGCTTTACTGTCAAAGGCAATTCTAACCCTACAAATGCCCTTAATGAGGCGTATATTGCCTGGGCATGGGACGCTGGAACGTCAACAGCTAGCAATACTGACGGCAGCATCAGTGCGAATGTTCGTGCTAACCAATCTGCTGGGTTCTCGATTGTCAAAGCAACAATTTCTAGCTCTGGAACGATTGGTCACGGCTTGAATGCTAAACCGCATATGGTCTTCCGTAAGCGAATGGACGGCACAAGCGATTGGTACGTTGCTGTTGACACTGGCAGCGTTGAGGGTTATTTGCTTCTTAACAGCACAGCAGCAATAACCAGCCAATCACAGAACTTTACGACGAACACTTTTGACGCTGCTTGGCTAGGCAATAGCGGTGAAGAGTGGATCAACTA